GGTTAAACCATCTTGTTTATTGGTATAGAATAATTCATTTCTTAAATAAAAATTAATTAATGTATTAACATAATGAGTATTATTTACAAAAGGAAAATTTGTTCCGTTACCTTCTGAATCTATATAACCATGGTCATATAAATCTCTCCATCTCCAAACTTTTTCCGTTGCATCATACGTACAATTTTCAGGTAAATTAAAAATATCGTTAGTTGTTGCCGTTTCTACATATGGAGATAATTCTCTCAATTTAACTCTATAATGTGGTTGATAAATTAAACCAATTGGGTTATCTGAAGTTGCACCACTAAAATTAGTTGTCGAATTGATTGGAATTGTTGAACCTGTTTGATTATAATTAAAAATATCTATTGGATTGTAAAATTTATGATATGTTTCACTAACAATTCTTTCTTTCATTTCCTTAGGATTATATTCAACAAATGCACCAACTAATGTTGAACCTGTTGTTAATGTTCCTCCACTAATAAAAGTATAATCTCCATGAGTAAAAGTAGTACCTGTTAAAGTCGTTTCTTTCGAAGTATCTCCACTAAAATGTTCATCAATCCAAGTATCATGAAAATGAAAACTATAACCAACTTTTGGTGGGTAATCAAAATATCCATTTCCATTTTTTAATAAAACTGAAACATAAACTTCTGTCGGTGTATAACCTAAATTATTTTTTATTCCTGTGAGTTGGAATGGATTTTTAAAATCATACAAAACAGATTCCATTCTATTTTTTTCAACAATAACATCATTTACAAATGCGGCATTTTGATATAACAATTTTTTTTCATCTCTAAAAACTGTTGATTCAAAACCTAACATATCCATTATATATCCATCAACATCAGTTAATGTTTTATGTTTATGAACATAATATTGTGATGTTGAACCTGTTATATCATTAATATCTAAACATCTTTTTCCGATATTAATTGTATTAAATGTAAAACCAGTTGAAACTTCAGATTTTAAAATATTAATTACATATTTTTCTGAATTATAAATTTCATTACCTACAGTTGAAATAGGAAATGTTGTACCTGAAATTGTTATAAATTCTCCCTCACTCATTCCATGTTGAACTGGCGATGTTAATTCATAATATGAACCTCCACTATATGATAATCTAAATGGTAATCCATCACCTGAAACAAATGGTACATATGTTCCGCCTGATAATGTATAATTCATAGGGTATGAACTATCTTGATCATAAACATACGTTAAATATAAATTCCAATTTTGATATGGAGCTTGTATTGGTGTTACTGTTGTATGTTCTGTTGAACCTGAAATAACTATATTAGGTGTAAATGTACCCAATTCAGAACCTGATGTTGGTAAATTAACTTCTCTATAAACATCTCTTCTTAGAAAGGCAAATTCATCATAAGGTAAAGCACCTTCAAAATTACCAGTACTACCATCTGTATTAAGATATAATCTTTCTTGTAAATAACTATAATTTGTTGATCCTGTATAAAGATTACGAAATATCATTCTTAGTTTTCCGTATATCTTATAGTTTATGCTATCATTTCTTTCTCTATTAAATAAATCTGCAACATCTAATATTACATCTCTATCACCGATTCTTAATAATGATTCGGAAGTTTCTAAACCTAACCTAATATCTAATTCTTGGTCAGGAGCATTTGCATATTTTTTACTTGGTAATATTATTTCTTTATTCTCTTCCATTAATTAATTGGTGGGAATGCCCCTTTTGGACCAAAAAGGTCAATAAATTTATCAAGTCCAGTTTTGCCGGCTATCAATCCAAAATAAAATTGAAATGGTGTAGAAAGAATTTGTCTATAGTTATTACCGCTATAATAATCATATCTTTCAGGTAATATTATATCGAAATTTGTATTCCATTGTATTGTTTGCCATCCATTTACAACAACACCATCAATTGAGTTATATCCAACAGGTCCAACTCTTATATATAAAACACCACTACCATTAGCATCATTAGGACTAATTAATCCTGTAACACCGTTAACTGTTCCTCCTGTAACATATAAATAAGTAAAACCTGGATATTCTTCGTCTTCTAATGGTCCTTTATCAACATTCAAAATAGTCTCAAATTCTACTTGGTCAGTTATATTCAAATTTGATATTGTTAAACCACTATTATTATTTGTCATTGGTAATAATGCGTATTGATCACTATCATTATTAGGTAATCCTGTTATGTTATATCCATATGTCATACCTTGTAATGGTTGTAATTCTACCGTACTATAATCCCATGACTGATTATTTTTATCTGTACCTGAATTACCAAATCCTTCTCCTTTTTTATTCCATAAATAAAATGGTACCGGTTGTGAAGATTCGGTTAATCTTCCTTCAACTAAATTACCATTAAAATCATAATGTGTTCCTTCATTTAAACATGTTCTAATTCTATAACCATCTTCATTCAATTCTAATGTAACAGGTAAAGGACCATAATCACCATTTACCTTGAAGAAATTCTGATTTAATTTAGGGTCTAAATGATTGAATTGGTACCCAACATATCTTGGATTTTCCAAATCAAATCCTTCAATACCAGTTTCATTGTTAATTGAAAGTAATTGTAATATATCACCATCTAAAACTTCATCAGTAAAAAATGATGTATTTTGAAAAAATAAATCTATACTACCGTCGGCACCTGCAATATCCATTCGATAATTTATTGCCAAACCTAATAATTCACCTAAATCATGATATGAACTTTGTCCAATAGAACGTGCAACTGAACAGTTGGGGTCTAATGTTTGGTCAACACATATTTCTTTAATAAATTCGTCTCTTGGACCTAAATCAACAAATGTAGTTGGTCTATTTAAATTATTTGGGTCGAAATTAGTACCATCAAATGATGCTGACCTATAATATAATTTACCTTGTCCAACCACTAAACGAGCAATATTTCTACAATAATGTGCAATACCTTCGGCACCAGCCTGTACTGCACGTGATAATTTTTTAATTTTTAATTGTGGAAAATATAATGAACCTGATAACCAATTGTCCATGAATCCATAATTCACAATTCCACCACAAAATAAAGTACCAACACGTTTTCTTCTATACCATTCTAATAATACACCTGTTAATTTAGCTGGTGTTTGTGTACCAGGTATTATATAAAAAACACCATTTCTGAATTCACTTCTTCCACTTGGGGTAACAGGACCTCCCTGATAACCCCAACCATGACAACCAATATCTCGTACCCCTGTAGATAATGGACCAAAATCACTCGCATTTCCTGCATTTTGTTTATTTACAGGATCAGCGGGTCTATGTGTTCCATCAGCATAAATTGCAGTCGAAATTATAATATAATCAGTTAGTCCTACCAAGGTCGGAACATATTTTCTCCCAATGTTTGCCGGAACCCAACGACTTGGTTCTACATCTGGACCATAACCATGGTCTGCAGTGTCACAACCAGTATACTGATTAGTATTTGTACTATCAGCTATAAAATAACCTGTAGCTAAACTTTCATCATATAATAAATCGTAAAATGAACAACCATTCTCACTATAAAATTGATTATTGTTTGTTCCTCCACCAACAGTAGAAGTTTCACTTGAACATTCGATACATTCTGGATAATTAATTAAACTCAATTTTGTTGTATTATTTATCTGAAATTCATCCAAATTATCTCTCAAACCTTGACCTCCTGAGGTAACAGTTATCAGAAGTTCTATAACTGTATTTAAAATTAAAACAACAAAATTTAAAAATTGTAATGTTAAAAATTTAATTACAAAATCTAATCCCAATAAAAAATCGGCAATTAATAGTGTAAATGTATAATTCTTTTTACCAAAGTTTGTTGGTGGTGTTAATTTATCACCACAATCTTCTTCTTCGGCCGGATGTGCTTCATTAATATTTGCAAACCCTACCGTACCAATAGTATTAGAACCTATAAAATGACTATGAAATGATGATACTGTATAAACTTTATTATAATTAAATCTATAAAAATAATCTTTTGGATAATATTCACCATTTACACTATCGGTCATTAAACTAATTGCGTTTTGGGGATAACCACTCCATTCAGTACCAAAATAATATGAACTATCATCAATTACACCTTCATTATTATATTCTCTGATATTTGGAACCAAATAATCTGCATTTGCCCTAACCCTATCCAAACCATTATCGTTCATGTTAAATCTTAATCTATAACAAGCTGATGTTGGCACTCCTTTATTTGGGTCATTAGTAATTTCATTTTCACCAAATTCATTTGTAAAAAGATAGTCCATATTCATATCCAAAGGAAATACAAATGAACCATCATCTGGTACATCTTCATGTAAATCTACTTCTTCTATTATGGGTAAATTGTTTGAATTTTTTTGTGGAGTGTAACGTAATGCTTCAATTTTTGCCGATTTAGCTTTCATGTCACATTTACGACCCATTTTTTTACGAGGAGTGCAGTTTTTATTAACTGAATTTTTCTCCACATCCGTAAAAATACCACCCATCAAAAATGCTTTAGGTTGTATTTTAATTCCTTTATCGGACAAATCAAAATCCGTTCTTGTAATTCCAATATCACATAAATCTACATTACCCCAAAATGGATAAACCTCAATCATTTTATCAAAAGAAACAATTTGAGGTAAAGAATTTAAATCTTCAGAGGGTTTGAAAGTGTATTTATTTTTAAAATTATCTACACCCTTACCTTGTCTAATAAAATCATAAGGTCTTAAAGAAAAACAACCTATATCAGATAAATCCACATCAACATGAATTGTTTGTTGTCCCAATGGAACACCCCAAATCATAAAGTCACCTGCGTTATTGGTTTTAACTGTATATGAGTAATAATTTTCATATACTTCTAATATTTCTTCTCTTGTTAAAATATCTTCTTGGTCAGGAAATGTACCCGTTGGTGAATGACCACTATGTTGTTGTCTTGCGGGTAATAAATTATATCTATAATTGTTTTGGTCTTTATCTGTAATTGAAGTATATGGATATAATGCAGATATAACAGGGTCATTAACGTGTACATCCTTTAAAGGAACAAATATAGACACTCTTGCGTTTGGTATGCCTAAACCATTGTTTACTGAAATACGTCCACAAACTACCCCATAATCGGAGCACAACGATGTATATACGTCTTGTTGGCTGAATTTTAATGACAAGATTTCCAATAAGTCGTAATCTTGTTTTAATTCAACCGTAACCAACTGGTCTTGACCGATATTTGTTGAAATTCTATGTGATTGCATCATTGTTATAATAAATAGAAACTAACTGATTTTCTATTATTATAACGAAAAAACTTTTTAATATGTAGTGGTACTAAGAGATTTAGTCCTTACCATAATATCCACATTTGGGAATCTAATTTGATATATTTGATTAGATAACATGAATATTGTCATATCAGATTGTAAAATTTCTTTTGTGGTATTATCAACATACGCTTGTGCAACTTGAGAACTTGAATATTGTCCTCCAATTTGATTATAAACACGAATATCAATTACGTTTACAACACCTTGAATGTTACCAATTGTTTTTGATAAATCACCTACAAATAAAGGGTCTCCCATTTTTCTTTTTGTAATATCAAAGAAACTTGTTGTTCCACTAATAACCGACCTAACAACGTCAGTTGGTGTTACATTCTTATCTATGTGTAAATCAATCTGTAATGATAAGTCAATAACTTCCCCACTTTCAATATCAATATAATCATTTATCATTCTATATTCAGATAGATAATTTAGAATATTGTTTTTCAACGTATTTGAAACTGTATCTGTTAGATTACCATATTGGTCATATGATATTAATTTAATTCTTACTTTGTTATCTTCTTCCATAACATTAACTTTAGCAGGAGCACCATATGTAGATGGCATTGTCTCAACTAAAGATTTATAATCATTTAACGTAACTGCTCTTTTTTGTGCTGAGAAGTTATAAGCAACCATATTACGAATTTCTTCTATGGTTGGTTGGTCTGCACCACCAACTGCAGGTGTTACGTTTGTTACTCGTAATGAATCAGATACTTGTGAATTATAAGTTGTATTTGGACCGTTAACATTAAATTCAATATTATCCACACTGGTAATAACATTAACTCCTAAATTTGAGTTTTTACCACCACCTACTCTATATTTGATAAACAATGTAGTACCCGCTTTAGGGACCGCACCTAACGACATATTATTTAAATAAGTTGTTAAATTTACCTTCAGATTACCAGTCATATAGTTATCTAAATTTGCTAATGGGTCAACTGTTCCTGCTCCAAATGTCACTGCAAAGTAACCTTCAGGTGTAATTTCACTATAAAATCTATTATCGACTGTAATGTATGTTCCTGCCTTAAAATTATCTTTATCAGATACCGCTGTCGGGTCGGGCACAAAAACTTTATCTTGAATTAACGAATCTACTTCATAC